TCAGGCATTGCAGGAGCTGCATTCATACCGAAGAGCATTACTTCTTCATGGTAGTTACGTGGAATACCTTGGATCTGTTCTACAAATCCTTTCCACTCGTCGTCGCGTTGTTCATAAACGCCATCAAAGACTTCGTTGATAATCGGTTCGACTACCGCACGAAAGTCTGTACTACGCATTGGGGTTGCCATTGCTAATTCCTTTCGTTAAATTAGATCGAGACCGAAGCGGCTGCAAACATGTTGTTTGCGATCTGTACTTGAACAATCGTGTAAGCATCACCCCATTGGTTTGTATTACCAGCTGGGTAAGCTGCTTCACGGCCTAAACCTACAACACGTACTTGACCTTGTGCACCAGCAGCAACAGGAGTTGCCAATAGAGCTGTGGTCGAGAAACCAGCGCCGCCTGTGCCGATGACATAGCCATCAGTTACAGTTGAGCCAGAAGTTGTGTCGAAGTTGTACTGAGTACCGATTGCTGCGGTAGTTGCAGAACCGTTAACTTGGATCTCATAAACCAATGATGGGTCTTGGAAAATCCAGAAAACGATTGAAGAGGCTGCGTCTAAAGTTGTCTTAGAAGCATTTTTGCCCAAAGTGCGGCGGCCTTCTGCGGTTGTATACTCAACGCCATCAAATACACCATAAACACGACCAACGGTTGTGTTTGCAGCTGCTTGAGCAGCGATTGTCAATTGACCTGAAGCGGTCAACGCTACTGGTTGGAACTGGTAAAAAGACTGACCAGAGCTCAACGAGTAAGGAGCAGTATAAGAAGATCCGGGTGTGTATGTGTTTGTGCCAACGAATGGAACAGCACGATCAAGACCACTAGGATGGTATACTGGCTTCAGACCAAAGGGTTGAAATGTTGCGGACATTTAATTTCCTTTGTTTATTTTGAAGTTATTATTGAAAACGAATATTGCTATTCGCCTTTTGTGTTTCTTTTTCCATTTCCAAAAGTCCGCCTTCCAAGAGTGAACGTCCGCCCTTACTTTCGCCAGCAGCACCACGGACTTGAGCCGTAATGTTTTTCTGGTGCTCGAGAGGATCCTCGAGGTGGAGCATACGCATAACTTCTTGGTAGATGTCCTCTGGTAACTTGAAAAGAATCATCTCATTACAAGATACACAGCCTTCAAACTTGCCCGAGCTCATTTTACCTAGCGATCCAAAGCCATTGCCCAACTCTACGGCTTTCACTGGTTCATAACCCAACGCGATACGTTTGTCGATACTGTCATATGTGTTGGTTGTTGACAACCAGCACAAGTGGTACCCGGGGATAGTTCCCGCGGGAATGTCGGGCAGCGCACTATTTGCCCACTTGTCTCTAAACGCATCAAGGCGTTCACGACGTGCTAAATCTTCAGGATTCGCATTACTTGTGCGATCTTTTACTTCTTGCGCTCTTTCGGCCAAACGGTCATCTAAATCGCGCTTAATTCTTGTATTTGCCATGATAATTAACCTTTATTTTGACGATCATATTGAGCATAGGCTCTGATCATTTTGTTTCGTCTTTCTACATCGTCCCATGCTCCAGCGTCTTTAATTGCCTGTACACGGTCCCTAGAGAGGGTAATCGTGCCGGGTTTGGCGCTTGAAGTGTTTGCTACTCGGCTAGAAGCCGTTGGGCCTGCTCTACGAGCGGGTTTTTCGCCCTTTGCTACATAGCGGTGGGGCAAACGTGCAGATAAACGATTATCGAGTTCTTCCCAGTAGTCTGAATCACTTGGATCCCAACCTTCACTGGATAGCTCTTCGTCAATTACCTTGGCAATTCTACTATCTGTGTCTCGAGCCTGTGGATCATACCAAGAATTCTTCTTTAGCCACTTAGTTGCGTTGGCTTGAACCTCTGTACTGATCTCTGTTGGCACATTTTGCTGCTTTGGTGCCTTAACTTGCTCGATTTGTTGTTTTTTGAAGTGTTGCATCTGTTGCAAACGCTGTTTTGCGTCTGTCAACTGCTCCAAATACTCAACTTGAGCTGCTGCATCGCCTGTTTGGGCTGCTTGCAACATTTTCATCTTAGCATATTCAACTTTTGTGACTTCATCTTCGATATTTCTATCGAGTTGAGCCAATCTGAACGATGCTGCACCATTTTCGAGCTGTGCCAAGCGTTTGGCTAGCTCTTCATTGCGGCGCTCAAGTGAACTAATCTTGTTTTTTGAGGAAAGTTCGCGTTGTCTTTTGAGCTCTTTCTTTAATTTGCGTTCTTCACGCCGAGCTTCACGAATTTTCTCACGTTCTTCATCAGATTCTGCATTTTCGTCGTCTTGCGCATCTTCTTCGGCATGATCTTCGTCTTCAGAATCGTCTGCGGCTTCTACTTTGCCGCCTTCTTCCAGTTCCTCTTCGGTAATTTCCTCTGGAACTTCTACTTTGGCAATTACACTGCCATCGTCCCGTTCTTTAATTGGGACATCTTTTTCATTTTCACTCATAATTTTCTTTCAAAATTAGTCCACAAACGCTTTCATCTTCTGCGCATGCTCAAAACTCTTGATGCGAGAGATAATTTCACGTGCCTGAATGGTGATAAACACTACTGGAGCGCCATCATCATCTGGATTAACAACAAATCGGTCACCACCGTACTTAATTGTCCTAACCAAATCACCTTCTTTACACCAAGGGCCTTCAATCCAAGGCTCCAATGTGTCCGGTGACTTATATGCTAAAGGTCCAATTTGGATTACTTTGGCTACAGTCTCGTTGTAACGTAACGTTTGTTTGGTTTCATCCACAAGGATGATTCCGCCTTTACTGGTTGTTTTTTCGCGTCTTAACTGCACAAGCACACGATCACCAGCTACTTCTACACCGGGATCAACGTCTGGAAAACACTCAGCTTCTGAGCGCAAATCCGGTTCGTCTTTCTGGTTGATATCAAATGCTGCCATACGGCAACTCTCCTTAAGTCTTACGACTCTTCTTCGTCTTCCCTCAAAATGTCATCAATAATGTCCAAAGCTTCCTTTAGACCTTCATGTCTGCCAACTAAACGTTGATAATCTTCGTATGAGTTAACATTGCTACCAGCGGTGAGGGTTTCCGCTAATTTTTTCTGCTCATCGCGTACGCGACGAATGATTTCTGAAATAAAGTCCTTCATAAATATAGTAATGCAACTTTATGAAGGATTCCGCCCCAAAAATTAATAAAAGTTGCCGCCGCCGATTTCGTTCAGGTTCTTATCTGGACCAACTTTCTGGGATTTAGCCATCTTAGATTGGCTAGCACCGATTTTCCAGTTGTTGTCGCGATGTGAGCCAGAAGCACCATTATCGACTTTTTGATCAGGGCCACCAGCGTAGCCGGGGGTACCTGTCATTTTGTAGGCTTTTTTGTAGCCGAGTTCTTTTTCCATTATTGTTCCTCAGTGGGTGGTTGTTGTTGCTGCTGTTGTGCTGCTTGTTGTTGCTGAACCATTTGCTGTCCGTGTTGCTGGGCAGCTTGTTGCATTTGTTGTGCATGTTGCTGCTGTGCTAAACGGGCTTGTTGTTGCGCTTGAAGTTGAGACTGCACTTGTTGTGCTTGTTGCTCAAATGCTTGTTGTTCTACTGCAATACCATGCTGGCGAATATCTTGTTCGGAAGCTTGGATAGCTTGGAACGCGCTCATGTCTTGCTCATGTTCCAACGCAGCTTGCTGTTGATCAAAAGCAGCGCCAGCGGTAATTTGTGCAACACGCTCTCTTGCAGCATTGTTTATGTTAGCCATCGCAATTTGAGTTGCATTACGTTGGTTATCAATGTTGGTTTGAGTCTGGTATTTAGCCTGTAACTCTTGAACTTTTTGTTGCAACTCAGCAATCTTGATCTGATAGTTCTGTTTATCTTGTTGCGCTTCCAGCTGCATACGGGCTTGTGATTCTGCCTGTTTGCGTTGTGTCTCAGCCAATTGTGTTTTAAGTAATACCTGAGCAGTTGGATCGTTAGAAGCAATTTGCTGTTGTTGTGCTTGTTGGGCTTGTGCCACTTTTTGTGCCAACATTTGGATTTGTTGTACATATGGCTGCATCATCATTTGAGAGTCTTGATCGACTAATTGAGATGCCAATGCCAAAGCTTGTTGGGCTTCGAGATTTAGTGGTTTTTCTTGGTGCAGATCAAGTACATCTTTTCCACCAGATGCTTGCGCCACGTATGAACGCATAGATTGCAAATAGTGTAGTGTCAAGTGTTGCTTGATGTGCTCTAAAGCATGAGGTGCAAAAGCAGGGCCAATAACAGGGTTGCCGCCGTAAGCTGGATTATTCGCATACTCTAAGTGAACCTTGATGTGAGCAATATGGTCTTG